ATGCACAAGTGGCCGATCAAGGGTGACTACTTTGCTTACCATGTCTCTAGCTCCGGCCCGACCCGCACCTACCCGCCCAAGATGGGGCAGGATGCGGTCTTGGCGTTGCTTGAGGCGTTCCCCAACCACAAGGCCGTCATCATCGGGCTAGACAATAGCAACAACTTCAAGGTGGACCATCCTAGGGTGATCGACCTATTCAACGTGACCAAGCAGTTCCGCTCGCTGTTCCCGATTGTGAGCGGGGCGGACTTTGTCGTGGCACCCGACAGCAGTGTTAACCATGTGGCAGCCGCCTTCGACACGCCTTGTGTGTCGCTGTGGGGTAGCTATCACCCGGACGACCGGATGACCTACTATCCAAAGAACATCTCGGTCTTCAAGCCTGACACCTGCCCGCACGCTCCGTGCCGCCCTCATGCGGGTCTACCGCAAGCTAAATGTAAGGATGCTACCAACAAGCTTCCTAAAACCCAGATGTGGTGCAATGCCCTACGCAACATCACCGCCCAAGACATAGTCGAGGCGGCGAAGAAAGCGATGGAGTTGGAGGGATAATTTAATGCCGGAGTGGTGTGCAGAGAGATTCTGCAACGGGCTGTCCTCCTAGTGTGTGTCGCCTCTTGAATCACCGGCATGAATTTCTGATATGAACCGATGCCCCGAATGGTACGCAGAGAGATTCTGCGGCTGTGCGTCACTACCCACATCTGAAACAAAGGGGCATGACTTGCGGACAATAGAATTGGTAGTATAAACAAAAGCAGAAAGGCAGGTAGTGAAATGACCGATGAAGAAATCATTCGGTGGTTCAGACATGTTGAGCCGCCAACAAGCCCGCACAGTTTTGCGGAGCTTCAATCAATAAAGTTCCCAGAGTTCATAAGCAAGGACATGGAGCGTGCCTACATGACCGGAGTCATGGAATGCGCCGATATGTTTTTGCATATGTACCGAAAGGGATATGCAAGATCATCCGAGGCCCACAACATAATCAGCAGATGGGCATCCGTTGACGACAGGAGATGGGCAAGGCTGGATGACTTGCAGGAAAGAATCAAGTCTTGGTGGACAATCCGCAGGAAAGTCCTTGCGAAGTGCAATTCCAAATGCACGCTTTGTGGTTCGGATGAGGATCTCGAAATCCACCACATTGTCAGCGTCAAGGATGGCGGAACGCCCGATCTGGAAAATTTAACTGCTGTGTGCTTCAAATGCCACAGGGAAAGGAAAGATGAAGCTACCGACAAGGACACAGCAATTCATAGCAAACGGAGCAACTGAAGGTCAGCGCAACGAGGAGTTGTTTCTGGCCGCACAGCAGTTGCGGGACGCTGGCATGGATGAGGCTTCGGCCATTGACCGGCTTTACCCATCGGCGGCATCCTCGGGCCTCAAGGACAGGGAGATCGAGGCGGCGGTCAAGTCGGCCTATCGCCGCACGGCAAGGCAACCGCTTGGAACGTCCATCAATCCCTTCAAGCCAAGGGAGCCAATCCGCCTTGAGCCTTGCCCGCAACCCAGCCACCACGCCGACGATGTTAGGCGGTTCCTGCTGTCCGCATTCAACGAGGGCGACCGGGTCTGCATCGTTGGCGCAATCCACCAGGACGACTCGGAAAGGCCGTCAGGAAAGGGGACCATCAAGACCCGCGAGGAATGGCTCAAGCAGTTCCATGCCGGGGTCGAGTTGCCAGACACATACGTCGGTGCCTACGTCTGCATCAATCCTTGCGGACAATCCAGAAAGTCCGACGACATCACCAACTTCCGCCATGCCCTGATCGAGTTCGACAGCGGCACGATGGAGGAGCAATGGTCGGTCATCTCGGCCCTTGAGCTTCCCTGCTCTGCGGTCATTCACTCAGGCTCGCGCTCGGTCCATGCCTGGGTCAAGGTCGAGGCCAAGGATGCCAAGGAGTACGAGGAGCGGGTGTCTTACCTGTACTCCAAGATGTCGCAGTTCGACATCGACCCCAAGAACAAGGATGCCTCACGCCTCTCGCGCCTCCCCGGTGCGCCGAGGAAACTCGCCAATGCCCACCAGGCGTTGCTGGCAACAAACACAGGTCGCAGCGGGTGGAGCGAGTGGAAGGCGCACATGGAGGCGATGAACCTGCCACAGCCTACGCCGTGGCCTGACATCCTTGGATTCAGGGCGGAAGATGATGGTGATTGCTTGCTTGGCAATCGCTGGTTGTGCAGGGGCGGGAGTTGCGTTTGGGTCGGAGGCTCCGGGCTTGGCAAGTCCACGCTCTGCCTTCAGGCCATGATGACCTGGGCAATCGGCCTTCCGTTCCTTGGCATTACGCCAAAGAAGCCGCTTCGTAGCCTGCTTATCCAAGCCGAGAACGACCTTGGTGACGTTGCCGAGATGGCCCAGGGGGTACTTCGGCACCTAAAGGGAACGCTCAATCTTACCGATGAGCAGTCCGCACAGATCCTAGCCAACGTGGTTATCGTCAGGGATTCGACCAAGACCGGGCAAGACTTCGCCAAGATGGCGGCTGCCCTGATAGGATTGCACAGGCCGGACCTATGCTGGGTTGATCCGCTCCTGTCCTTCATAGGAGGGGATGCGTTGGCCCAGGAGAACATGACAATGTTCCTTCGGCATTGCCTGAACCCGATAAGTGTGGCGACTGGTGTGACTTGGATGGTAATGCACCACACGCCAAAGCCACCCAAGGAAGGGCATGGCTCGCAGGTGCTTTATGATCTCGCCTACGCAGGGATAGGGTCAAGTGAGCTTACCAACTGGGCAAGGGCCGTTGTGTACCTTCAGGCGGTGAAGGAAGGGCATTTTAAGCTGTCTTTCCCAAAGCGGGGAGGAAGGGCTGCGATTCCTTGGCCGCAAAGCGATACAGACCTGCACGCCAGCAAGTACGCCACCCATGTATGGCTCAAGCACGCAGAGGAATGGATGGCTTGGGAATGCTCTGATGGGCCTGAGAACAAGGGAAGGGGTAGGCCGGAACTGACCATAGAACAGGCCATTCCAGACTGGCCCAAGGGGCATGGATATAACGATTGCATTGAGCATATTGTCGCGTCGGTTGGATGCTCCAAGCGCAAGGCCCAGGAGTTGTTTGCTGCCGCCAAACTGGACGGCACAATCAGCAAATCCGGGGAGGGTTGGGAGATCACCCAGCTTTCGTAAGTCGTTGATAATGGTTTTTGCAGAAATGCGACTTACGCAAGAAACGGTGATACCGCAACAAATATTTCTGCGGTACCGCAACAATTCGCTTTTTGCCCGCTACCGCAAGTACCGCAAGAAATACCCCTTATAGGGGTATTTCTGCGGTATTGCTGCGGCAGTTCAAAATCTTTTCTGCGGTAGTTAAGGGGTGTGAACTATCGCAAATCTTGCGTAAGTGTTTTCAAAATGAAAACGGATGGTTGGGGTATCTTGGTGGTCGTTTGGCTTGTGGTATACTAGGCCAATGAAACGCCCCGGCCTTTACGCCAACATCAACGCTCGCCGTAAGGCTGGCACTTCCCGCCCCAAGTCCCAATCCACCATTTCACCCCGCACTTGGCGCATGATGAAGGCCAAGAAGGGCGGCTTCAGTGAAAAGCCCAAGGGTTGACCTGGCTTGGGCGTATATCGAGCTTCTCCTGACAGAGAACTCCCGCCTGCATCAGACCATAGGCAAGGTGGATCGACTCTGTGGCGACATATTAGCTGACTGCTCCCGCGAGGTATACGAGGCGAACATGGTAAGCCTGACAGATGACCTAGAGGACCTGGGAAAGTTCCTTGAAGTACACCAAGAAAAGATTAAACTGCTGGCAGGAGCATTAAACCAATGAGACAATCCCCATGCAACAGGCCGGTGCGTACCCCTGGAGGTTCAAAGAAGTTTAAGGTTCGAGCCTGTTCGGGTGGCAAGTCCAAGACCATCCGCTTTGGCGATCCCAAGATGACCATCAAGAAGTCCATACCCGGACGGCGCAAGAGCTTTAGGGCTAGGCATCGGTGTGACAGCAACCCGCCCAGCAAGCTAACCCCAAGATACTGGAGTTGTTCCAAGTGGTAAAACAAGGCACCAGGATACCGTTTAATCGAGCGGAGATGCCGCTAGAAGCGAGGATGGATGGCAAGCAAGTAGCCGATACCTCCCAACGCAAGATACCCCTTATAAAGCGCAAAATCCCAGAATCTTTAGGCAATAAAGCCTGTTGCGTCTCTATTGGTCGCTGAAGTACCGTTTTATATATCCCTTATAGGACATAGCGTCCTTATAACGTCCTTATAGGGTCACCAACCTACCGTTTGTTCTGCTCCCGCCACTTGGCCCAACGCTCCCGCTGAATGCGTGACACTTTTTCGTAATGCTCCCGTGGAAGTTTACGAGCCTTCTGCGGGCCTTTCACGCTCCCGCCCTTGCGTCCAAGGGTGGACAGATACTCTTTTATGACTTGTTCTTTTGTCATTTTTTATCGACTCCTTATAAGCCAAAGTACCGTTTATTGGTCAAACCAAATCGCCACGCTACCGATTATTGATGGATGGCGGAATAGGTGAACCGGCAAGGGGTAGAACCCTGGAGGGAGCTTACCAAACCGCACTAGCTATTTTACGCTCCATGTTAGAAGCTTCATGCCTTAGGTAAGCGAGTACCTTTTCGGCTAATTGTATTTCATTTGTAGACGATGCAATTTTGTAGTTACCATGATATGCGGTTACTATGTGATACCTATGCAATATTTCAATAAACTCCGGCACTAGATCTTCTATTTTGGTTTTCATGTGTTCCCTTTCCTTCATCCCCACCGCCAGGATTGCCCCGGCTGCGGTTCCGTTTACTAGGTTGATTCTACCGAATCTCACCTTTGCTTCCCCCTTGTGAGGGGAAGACAAGGAAAGACTTATTTCCGCCCAATAAACATCGCAAACGCAACCAAGATTCCGCCCAAAATCAAACCATGGGCGAAGTAAACGCTTCCGTGTATTTCTGCGATCATCGCCAAACCTCCTTTCGTATGGTGTAGTTTTCGACCCCTCTTTCCCTCCGCCAAGCCTCGGCACGCTCAAACGATTCGAAGCGTAGGAGAAAAGACCCGGCTCTTGAGTAAATGCAGAAACAGATCATCAGTTTATCCTATAAATGAAGAAACCGCTTTCTTCATTTTCTTCGCCATCGTATCCACTCAAGAAGTGACCTCGGCCATCTGCCGAAACCGCTTCTTCTGCGAATCCCTCAAGCCCGCCGTCAGTCTTTTCTATCAGTGCCAAGATTGAATCATTTGCGTCCTCGCACTTCTTCGACTGCATAGCTTCCAACGCTTCAGCTAATTCTTGCGGTAGGTTGCAATACTCGCAGATGAAGCTGGAGCGAAAAGCCCAAGCAGTATCTTTGATGTATTTTTTGCAAGCTTCGTCTGCCTCACTATCTGCTCCAACCGCATATTCTTTCCGACCAATAGAAAAAACCTCCAATCCATAATGGTCGTAGTTCTCTTTCTCAATATCACTAGGATCGCACTCGGCAAAGTTTGCGAGTGCTTCGATTGCGTTCACTGCTTGTAGTTTGTTCTTCATTGTGTGCGTTTCCTTTCTTTGGTTTTTGGTTTATCTTTTCCCTGCCTTAAACTTTTTGTAAGGCATCCCAACCTCATCCTCTTCCCAGTGGCTTGTAATATCGGCCAGCATTCTTTCCGCACGCTCAACCGGAAGTAATTCGATGATGAAATCCCATAGAACATCCTGCGGAAATTCTGCGAGGTTGTCATAGAATGCCTCCGAGTATTGGCTCGGAAGGTTGCGGAGTAATTCTTTCGTTGTTTTTGCTTGTTTCATTGTGCGTTTCCTTTCTTTTATTTTTACCTTGGCTCGCCTAGCGGTTTGCCTTGGTAAATGGAGCCTAGTCCAAGCGGGTTGGTTGTGTCAAATTATTTTTATTATATTTTTATGGTATCTTGTGCGGGTGGAAACCCCGCCCGACAAATTGCCCGAAAAATCGAAGAATGGGAAGGTAGCATTTACAAGGGAAATCGAGGAGAAGTGCCTTGCAGCTTGTTCCTCTGGATTCACTCTCGAAAAGTGTGCTGGCTTGGTAGGCGTTCCAGTTGGAACGATTAAAACTTGGGTGCATAGAAACCCGGCTTTCGGCAGAAAGATGGAAACCGCAAGAAAAAATCACGAGCTAAAACTTTTAAGGGACATCGAACTAGCGGGAGAGAAGTCATGGCAGGCGAAAGCGTGGATGGCGGAACGTGTTTATTCTTACGCCCAGCCATCTGCCAGGCTGCAAGTCTCTGGTGGCGTTGAACATACAGCTGGCGGATCATTTGCAGCCCTCCTTGCTGGCCTTGCATCCCGAAGGGCGGAAAAGAAAGCGCAAGTGATTGAGAGCCAGGAGGTTAAGCAGATAGAAGATGTCAAAGGTAAATACAATAGCTATTGTCCGACAAATAAATCGCAAACTATTGTAACACCAACACCTAAAAATTCTGGCAAGCCTCGACCCTTGAGGATGAGGAGACGAAAACCAAGGGCAGAATCTCTGAAGAAGTGGCCGGTACACGACACGCCCCCCACCACGCCCCCCGCCACCGATTCACACGCATAATACCCCCCAAATAATTGCGCCACAAAACAAAAAGAGGTTATGCCTAAG